AGTGCTTTTTGTTTCTGACGCGCTTCGCTTGTCTTACGCTGAAAGCGACACCAATGTTAAATTGGTGTCTTTTCAACGTCTGTTTTTAAGTTTTCCACAGTGTTTTCAACATCTTGTGGTTTTTTCCATTGGCGAGACTTAAGGCTCTCCACTTCTTGTTTTACGTTTTCTAGTAATTCTGCTCTATCTACTAGGTCTAATGTTTTGGGATCTGGCATATAGAAGTCTTCGCCTTCGTATATTGGTGTAAAGGCTGTTACAGGTAAACCTTTTGCATATCTATCTACTATTGTTCTTATTGACATAGTTTGATCTGGTATTGTCATTGAAGGTAATGTATTTACTTCTCCTTTTTGATCTTGGTAATCGTAATTTAACGAATTATTAACTTTTTGCATAATGTATTTTTTTGCATTTGATTTATTCATATTGTCTGCCTATTTCGGCATTTTTATACATCTTTTTGAATTGATTTATATGTCTTTCTACCATTACTTTTTCGTATGTTTCTCCTAATTCAGTTTGTAATTTTTCTGTTTCTTTTTCTGCAATGTCTTTTAAATACATTGCTATTTTGTCTTTTTCTAGTTCATTATATATTTTGTCTTTATAATATCTTGGCATTGCTATTTTCTTATTATCTGGTATGTTTACATACATACGTTTTTCTAAATCTTGTTTGTGCCATTTTATCATCTTGTCTGTTATATAATTATCTCCTAGTCTTTTTGACATTAAACTGAATTCTTTTTGTCTGTCGTCGTTGTAATGTAATGGTATTTTGCCTTTTTTTGTCATGTATTTTAATGTGTATCCTATACTTGCTTCATTTACTTGTCCTATATGGATTGAACCTAATGGTTTGTTATTTAATATCCATGCTTTTTGTATATGTTCTTTGTTTGCATTAAACATAATAATATGATAATGAGGGCGCATCTTTTTAGTTCCATATTCTCCACATACATACTATTTAATTTTTGTTTTGGATAGTTTCCGTAATCTTTTAAAGAATTTTTGTATATCAGTTTTATCTAAATTCATATATCCTTTTTCTGTTATTGGAACATATTCAGTATCGTATGTTAATGTAACGAATAATGCACTACTAGAACGTTCGCCCTCTTTTATCAATCTATAACTCCATCCACTTGTCCTCCTTTTCATACATGGGGGACATTTACTGCATGGCACTGGTATGTAGTTTCCAGTGAACTTATCTTGTACATAATAAGGTGTTATACATTTTGTAGACATTATAAACCCATTGGTGTACCATATTTCGGCATTGGTCTAACTGCTTTAATTTTATTTAATACATGGCAGTATAATACATCTGTTTCTTCATCTTCTACGGCAAATATTCGTTTTGTTGGGTCGCATTCTATAAAGTCGCTGTTTAAACTTGGTTCTGTAGCAAATATTCTACCTAAATGCCAGTAATTTAATGAAGTTCTAAATTCTCCGGCTACTCTTGATGGCATGTATTTATATTCTGCATAACGTGGTACATATCCAAATGTATCATTTGCATTTGCTGTATATGCGTATAATTCTTGTTTTGCTACTTCTTGTTCTCCAATGTTTGCAAATGTTGGCCAGAAATAATCTAATGAATCTGTTTTTAAGAATGTACGTGGAATGCCTTGTTGATATGCTGTTTTTGGCATTACGGACATAATACCGATAATATAACCATGTTCTTCACAATAGTATGAACCACTTTTTCCGCTTGTTACACTAATTCCATGTCCTGCCATGTTTCCCTGTGGTAATCCTCCATCTTGTCCTGTTGTATTTAATACTTCTGATACTACTACTGGGCTTTTTACACCAGTAATATATTCTGGTCTTTGTAATCTTTTGTCGCTACTTCTAACTCCAAAATGTGTTAAAATATTTTCAATATATCTAGTACCGCCTCTAGCGTTTTTCTCTAACCACTCCTGTAATTTAAATGCTCTACGTAAGTCGTTAATCGTTGTAGCTTGAATATCTAAATCTGATGTTTTAGCAATCATATTAGGATTAGATGTTGTTGCTTGTCCTGGTGAACCTCCAATATTTATAGTATAAGAACCATCATTTACAGTTGTAGCTGATGTTTCTAAACTATTCCATTTTACTGCAACATCTGAATCTATTGAACCAATTGGTATATCGACAGCTGCACCTTTCTGTGCAAATGGTAATGATGCTGTGAAATAGTCATGTTCCCATGCTCTTTGTCTTAATGTTGTTAATCTTTCTCTATCTCCAGCGTCTGTATTGTTATTTCCATCTGTTAATTTATAATCTACTGGTGTTTGTAAATTTTGATCTCTGTAATATTCATTATATATACATTGATATGCTGCCATTGGCAATGCACTTACGTTAGTACTAACTCCTCCAACTGGTACTGGTGGTACTCCAATATAATCCATAAATTTTTTTTGCATAGCTGTGTAATCTCCATTTGTATAAGCCATGTATGGTGCTACGTGTTCACTATTATGTTCTGTAATGAACTTTTCCCAGTTTGACCATAATATTCTATTAGGTACAAAGAAATAATGCATTGTTACATCCATTCTGTGCATTACTGGGGCTATCATTGGTGCAAACCTTATAAGGCTTTCACATGATAAATCGAATTTGTCTCCTGGTACACATTCGAGAGTTAATATGGGAGTAAGTTGACCCATATTTGTTGATAACTTTACGTCATGCGTTAAATCGAAGACGTTTTTTTTTGGTTTGTTCAGCTGAATGCTGTTAAAAAGGTTTTGTCCCATTTTTTTTTGTTTTAAAGGCGGATTCCACCGCGTGATACATAATATGTTCTTTTTACTTTTGATGACCTATAGCCACCTTTTTTTCTGCCGTACGAACGACGGCCTCTGTAACCTCTTTTCATTGTTTTGGTTTTTTAATTGTTATTTATTTGTATTCCTATTGTTAATGAACTTGAACGTTCTAATAGTTCTAATGCTCTTTCTAATGTTTGGTTTTTTATTATTAACATTCCTCTATAATATATACAAAATATTTTCATATTTTTTATTTTAAAAATTGATTTCCATATGTTGTTGGTTCATAAAATAGTTGCATAATATCTTTTGCACTTTTTATTACATCTTCTTGTTGTTCTTGTCCTCTAAATAATACTTTTCTTCTTAATGAATTTTCTAATTCATTTGTTAATTTATCAAGTTCATATTTATTTCCTTGTATTTTCATTGCTTGATTAAGAGTTTGTTTAAGAACGTTGTTCATTTGTACTTTTTGATTATAATCTAATGCTTGAAATTTTCTATTTTGTTGTAAAGTTGTTAATTGTGACCTTAATTGATCTTGTTGTAATGGATTCATTACTTCTTTATTTCTAATATCGGTCATTATATTTTGTACTTGTTCTCCAACTAATCTACTTTTTTGAAATGATTCTTCTAATAAATATGGGGATTTATCTTGTAAATTTTCATTTTCTAACTTTTTGCCTTGTGTTTGTTGTCTTAATAATTCTCCAGCTTGTTTATCATTTGATAATTGCTGTTCTTTTAATTTTAAATCTATGTAATTATTCATTACTTGTCCTGTGTTTTGTAATTTTGGTGCTACAAAGTCGGGATGTTTCATATCGGTACTTCTAATTGCTGCTGAATTAGACATCTGCCCATATATCAAATTTGGGTTTAATCCCGCTTCTTTGTATCTCTGCATTTGTTGACTTGGACTATTATACTTGTTTTGTTTATCCCAATCTGTTAATGCGTCTGCTCTTTGTCTGTCATACATTTGTTGACTGAATTGCCTATTTTGTGCGTTAGTATATAATGTACTACCGCTATTTATCAGGTCTGTTATTGCTGGTATTGCTGCTGCTGCTAATGCTAATGGTATTGGCATGTTTTTTGTTTTTTTTGTGTTTAATTGACATTTTTTTTATTAATCGCTTTTATTTTTTTTTTGCGTCCACTACGTTCCCTTTTTTTCAAATATAGCTCTTTTTTTGTTTTAGTGTCAATTAGCACTAATATATCAAGGAATATTAGTGCTTTTTGTTTCTGACGCGCTTCGCTTGTCTTACGCTGAAAGCGACACCAATGTTAAATTGGTGTCTTTTCAACGTCTGTT